CGGCGGGGGTCCATCCCGCTAACCCACTGATTTCTGGTTCCTTCCTGGCCATATTCGTATGCTGGCGGGCGAAGCGCGGCACATCGCTAGCGACAGGGCCGGATTTTTGGGAAGCCACCCGGAAGCCAGCGTCGCCTGAACCCGCCTGAAACACCGCAAAATCAAACCCTTGAAGCTGGACACCGATGGTAGCCGCTGGACCCCGCTTGGAGTCCAGTCTGGACCCCGGAGTCCGGAAGCCAAGGGTATCCACCTTGATCTGAGGAATGACCCGACGATGACGCTGAGCTTCGCCCCGGATCGGATCGAGATGTGGCCGGTGGCCAAGCTCCAGCCCTATGCCCGCAATGCCAAGGCGCATGGCGCGGACCAGGTTGCGAAGATCGCCGCCAGCATGGCCGAGTTTGGATGGACGGTGCCATGCCTCGTGGCCGAAGATGGCGAGTTGATCGCGGGCCATGGGCGTGTGCTGGCGGCGACCCAGCTGGGGCTGACCGAAGCGCCGGTGATCGTGCTCGGGCATCTGACCGAGGCGCAGCGCCGGGCGTACCGGATCGCGGATAACAAGCTGACGGAACTCGGCGCCTGGGACGAGGCGTTGCTCTCGGCGGAACTGAACGACCTGCTGGCCGAGGATTTCGACCTGTCGCTGGTCGGGTTTTCCGATGGGGAGTTGGACAAACTGCTGGCCTTCGTGCCGGAAGAGGACGGGCAAGAAGGTGGCGCCGGGGGCTCCGTGCCGCCGGTGACCATCCCCGAACCGCCCCGAAACCCGGCATCGCGCACCGGCGATCTGTGGATCCTTGGCGACCACCGGTTGCTGTGCGGTGACAGCACCAGCGCGGCCGACGTGCGCCGCCTGATGAATGGCGAGCGGGCGATCCTGTTCGCGACCGATCCGCCGTATCTCGTCGACTACGACGGCTCGAACCATCCGACCCGAAACAAGGATTGGTCGGCGTCCTACGGCACCACCTGGGACGACAGTTCGCAGGGGGCCGAGCTTTACGACGGATTCATCGCAGCCGCCGTGGCGGAAGCCGTCGCCGAAAACGCCGCCTGGTATTGCTGGCATGCGTCTCGCCGCCAGGCGATGCTGGAAGCGTGCTGGGAAAAGGCGGGGGCCTTCGTCCATCAGCAGATCATCTGGGTGAAAGACCGCGGGGTTCTGACCCGGTCGCATTACCTGTGGAAGCACGAGCCCTGCTTCATGGGATGGCGACGGCCGAACCGTCCGCCGAAGGTGGCCGAAGAAACGCTGGCATCGACATGGGCGCTGCCCAGCTTTGCCAAGGATGAGCGACCCGACCACCCGACGCCGAAACCGCTGGACGCCTTCGGGATCCCGATGCGCCAGCATGTGGCGCGGGGCGGCCTGTGTTACGAGCCGTTCTCGGGGTCTGGCTCGCAGATCATGGCAGGCGAGGCCAACGGTCGCCGCGTCTTCGCGATGGAAATCAGCCCGGCCTACATCGATGTCGCCGTCGAACGCTGGCAGGCCGACACGGGACGCGACGCAATCCTCGACGGCGACGGTCGGACCTTCGCGGGCGTGAAAGCCGAGCGGCTCGCCGAAACCCCGACCGAACCTGAAACCCAACCCGAAGCCACAGCGTGACATGCATGACCTGGCTTTACCTTCCGCCGGACTTGGCTCCGGACCCGGAGACGCATGCCTCTTCGGTCTCTCCCTTTGCTCCGGTGCTGGCGGGCTCGATCTCGGGCTTGCCATTGCCATCCCCGGATATCGTGCTGTGGGCCATGTCGAACGGGAAACCTTCGCCGCAGCCACTCTCGTGGCGCGGATGGAAGACGCGTCCCTGGTTCGCGCACCTGTCTGGGACGACGTTGCCAGCTTCGACGGCCGCCCGTGGCGCGGCGCGGTGGACATCATCACTGCGGGCTATCCGTGCCAGCCATTTTCCGTCGCGGGAAAGCGCCGGGGAGCGGACGATCCGCGCCACCTCTGGCCCCATGTCGCCCGCATCATCGGCGAAATCAAACCGCCCTTCGTATTTCTCGAGAATGTCGCCCATCATCTCCGCCTCGGCTTCCCCGAGGTCGCCAGCGGACTGGTCGGCATGGGCTACCGCCTTGCGGCAGGCCTCTTCACGGCGGCGGAAGTCGGCGCGCTCCACAAGCGCGAGCGGCTCTTCATCCTTGCCATCCGCGAGGGGGACGAGCTGGCCGACCCCGCGCGCCTGCTCTGGGACCCGGTCGAGTGGCGGGAACCGGACGGAAATGCTGCGGCTCTGGCCGACGCCCCGCGCCAGCGCCAACGAGAACCGGCAGACGAAGCCGACGCCTTCGCAGGAAGCGGGTCAACATGGGATGAACCTCGCGACAACGGCAGCGCTCTGGCCGACGCCCCAGATCGACAGCTTTCGCAGCCGGGGTGGCGAGCGGAAGGACGAGAAAGGCCTGGACCGCATGGCACGGGACTGGCCGACGCCAATGGCGAACGACGGCTGCAAGCCGAGTGCTGGCAATCGCCGGACAGCAGACCTGACCCATGCGGCGGGGATGTGGATGACGCCGACGGCGCGGGATCACAAGGATGGGGCGACGACCTTGGCGAACACGCCGGTGAAAGGCTTGCTTGGCCGCCAGGTCCTGGTGACGCCGATGGCTGGGAGCGATACCTGCGATGTGCGCCGGACCTTGAACCCGCTGTTCGTCGAGGCGCTGATGGGCTGGCCCACCGGGTGGACCGGCTTCGCCTCTGTGGCAACGGCGTGGTCCCCCTGGTTGCGGCGCATGCGCTGCGAACTCTGGCGGCTGAACTGCTGGCCGGTGGATGAGGTGACGGCATGAAACAGTCGCGCGTCATGTCGCTGGTCGAAGCCGTAGCCAACGTGATCGTCGGCTACGGCGTCGCGGTGGTCACGCAGATCTTGATCTTCCCGATGTTCGGGCTACACACGACGCTCGCTCAGAACCTGAAGATGGGCGCGGTGTTCACAATCGTCTCGCTCGGCCGCAGTTACGCCTTGCGGCGGTTGTTCGAGCGATGGCGTCGCCTCTGACCCCGCTGGCGGTGCCGGGCGACCGATGCTAGCTTTGGAGCATGTCCGACTGGCAACACATCGAGATCAACAACCACGGGACCATCGTGGTCCTGCGTCCGATCTCGGACGAGGGTCGGCAATGGTTCGAGGAAAATGTCGGCGAACCTGAACCGGGCGGCATCTATACCTGCGAGCCTCGAATGGCGCAGGACATCCTGCAGGCTGCCGCGCGCGATCTGCTGTCGATGCAATGAAAAACCGCCGCCCCTGATGGGACGGCGGCAATGCGGTCGTAGGTGGCTGAGCGATCAGGCAACTGGCAGTTGATATACACGTCCGCGCCCTTCGACCTTCTCTGATGTCACTTCGAGCCCGAGTTTCTTCTTCAGCGCCCCGGCCATCGCGCCGCGCACCGTGTGCGACTGCCAGCCAGTCGCTGCCATGATCTCCTCGATGGTCGCGCCGTCCGGCGCGCGCAGCATGGCGATCAGCGTGGCCTGCTTGGTGCCGTCGCGCGGCGTGCGCGCCTTGAGCGCGGCGTCAGGCTCGGCGGGGGTGTGGGGAGCGGCTTCGTCGGTCGGCGCGTCCGTCGCGCTCACGGGCGCGGTGTGCGTGTCCTCGGGCTCGATGCCGATGGCGACGAGGCCTGCGTCGGTGGCGACCAGCGTGACGCCGTGGCCGTCGCCGGTCTCGCGCCAGACGGGCTCGCCCTTGCGCAGGTCGGCGTCGACTTCCTGCAGGAATCCCTTGGCGATCATCGCGCCGACCACCTTGGCGGCGGCACCGCCGCGCAGGCTCTCGGGCAGCGGCAGGGCGATGCGTTCGGGCCGCTGGGCGGCGGCGCTCAGGATCAGGGCTTGGGTGTCGGAAAGTTGGGTCATCGTCGTCTCCGTGTCGGGGCGTGCGGGATGCAGGCCCTTCTACGAGGTCGAGCCCGCCAGTCGGCGGGCGGGACCGGGAGTGGGTCGTCTCACTCGGCGTGTTCGCCTTCCTTGAAGGCGCTGTCGGTGATCTCGCGCAGCTTTGCGCGGTAGTGGTTCAGGGTGCCGACGTGCCCCCAATGGATTTCGTCGGGGCTGGTCTCGAAGTGGTCGGCGCTGAGGGTGGCGAGGCGTTCCAGCATCGCGTCGATCTCGGTCTTGGCGGCGATGAAGGCGTCGAGGGCTTTCGTGTTGTCGGTCGCGCGGCGGGTCATCTTGGTGGCTCCGTGGTGAGTTGCATCGTTGCGTTGGACTCACGTTCGCTCTGTCCGCGATGCTTATCAACGAGATAAGCACATGCATCTAAATGATAATCGGAGCCGCCAATGCAGGGGATGAGCGAGCGCCAGTACGCCGCGCATGTCGGGCTGTCGCGAGGCGCGATCCAGAAGGCGAAGACGGCCGAACGGCTTGTGCTGTTCGCCGATGGCAGCATCGATGCCGAGGCCAGCGATGTGCGCCGGGCGGAAACCACCGACCCGTCGAAGACCCGAAAGCCGCCCGAGCCGAAGTTGCGGCCGGTGCCCGAGGCGGCCGTTGCCGCCGTCGGCGACACCTTGCGCGAACAGGGGCTGGCGGTTCCAGCGGTTGGCGGTGGCACGACCTATCTGCAGGCGAAAACCGCCAACGAGGTGCTGAAGGCGCAGGAGCGCCGCATCCGGCTGCAGAAGCTGAAGGGGGAGTTGATCGAGCGGGCCCGCGCGCTGTCGCTGGTGTTTCGGCTGGCAAGGGAGGTGCGGGACGCTTGGGTGAATTGGCCCGCGCGGTCGTCGGCATTGATGGCGGCGGAACTGGGCGTGGAACCGGCCGCGATGCAGAAGGCCTTGGAAAAACATGTCCGTGCCCACCTCGACGAACTTGCCGAGGTCCGGCCTGACTTCCGGTG